GGTTGCCATGATGAAAAAGAAGTGATATAATATAGTTTTGAAACTGTTGAAAGTTTGTTATGATTCTCGTTGATTTAAATCAAGTATTATTGTCTGGCCTCATGGCACAGATATCCAGCCAAAAAGGCGTTAAACTAGACGAAGGTCTGGTTCGCCACATGATTCTCAATATTCTCCGTATGCACATCCGTAATTTCCGTAAAGATTATGGTGATGTTATATTGTGTTGCGATAATCGTAAATATTGGCGTAAAGAATTTTTTCCATTTTACAAAGCTGGTCGTAAAAAGACCAGAGAGAAATCTGATTTGGATTGGCATCTCATTTTTGATATGTTGGCCAAGTTTAAATTGGAACTTAAAGAAAATTTTCCATACAAAGTAATTGATGTTGAGGGTGCTGAGGCGGATGACATTATTGGCACACTGGTACCAATCTATTCTGCTCACGAAAAGATTTTGATTCTATCAAGTGATGGTGACTTCCTACAATTACAAACTTACGGCAATAATGTGAAACAATATAATCCTGCACAGAAGAAGTTTGTTAAATCAGAAAATCCAATCGAAGAATTAAAAGAAAAGATTATTCGTGGCGATAAAGGTGATGGCATTCCAAATATGTTCTCACCGTCTGATTGCTTTGTCCGTGACCTAAGACAGAAACCTGTTACAAAAGGAATGTTGGATAAGTATCTCAAAGAAGATGTAAAAAATTATAGTGAAACGGATCATGCTAACTATGTTAGAAATGCCACACTCATTGACTTATCTTTAATTCCAACTGATATTAAAGAAAAAATTATAAACACTTATAATGAAACAAAACCGGCATCACGCCAAAAATTGTTAAACTATTTCATTGAAAAGAAACTCAAAAATTTAATGGATGTTATAGAGGAATTTTAATGAAACAAATTGTTATTGCTGGAGGCGGATCTTCAGGATGGATGACAGCCGCAGCTTTAAGTAAACATTTACCTGATGTAAAAATAACCCTTATTGAATCAAAAACCATCGGCATCATTGGTGTCGGTGAATCTACTCTACCTCGCATAAATCATTATCTAAATCTTATAGGTGTTAAAGATGAAGAATGGATGCATAAGTGTGATGCAGTTTACAAATTAGCAATCAAGTATTCTAATTTCCTACATGAAGGTTCTTACTACTATGATGTATTAAGAGAATTTAGTAGACCATCATTTAATGATGATGGTGATAAAGTTGAAATCATGGATTTCTTAATTCTCAACAATATTGATTCAGATATTAAACTTACCGAATTTTCTCGTTTCTTTGACGATACTTATGATATGGTCACAGATAACAAATATACCGATAGTCAAGAAGTAATGAATTGGAATCCAAAATGGGACAAAGCATATCATTTAGATGCTTATAAATTTGGATTAGCATTAAAAGAATCTGTTGCACAACCAAATGGTGTCATTCATATTGAAGATGATATTATTGGCACAGGCCAAAATAATGATGGTATAGAATACATACAAACAAAAAATAATGGAAGATTTTATGCTGACTTGTTTATTGATTGTACCGGTTTTAAAGGTTTGTTGATTGGTGAAAAACTTGGTGTAAAATTTGAAAAGTTTGAAAATTTCATGAACGACCGAGCTTGGGCAGCAAACATACCTTACGAAGATAAAGATAAAGAATTACAATCATATACAAATTGCACAACACTAGAAAATGGATGGTTGTGGAATATTCCTATTTGGAGTAGAATTGGAACAGGTTATGTTTATTCTAGTAAATTTGTAGATGATGAAACTGCTTTACAAGAATACAAAAATGGATTAAGAAAAGTCTATGGTTCAAGAGCAGATGAAATTGAAGCACGACCAATAAAATTCAATTCTGGTGTTCGTGAAAAACCTTGGCATAAAAATGTTGTATCTATTGGTTTATCTTGTGGTTTCTTGGAACCTTTAAATTCAACTGGTCTAATGATGACACATGATAATGTCATTCGATTAGTTACTTTATTATCAATGAAAAATTTCGAAATTAATCAAATAGACAAAGACATCTTCAACAAAAACTGCCGTGAACAAATACTATCAATGAAAGATTTTATTTTGACACGATATGCTTTGGCAAAAAGAAACGATACTCCTTATTGGAAACACGTTACGCAAGAATTACATTATGACAATGGTGATTCTGTTGTTTTTTCAGACTTTGGAAAAATTATTAGAGATTACTATTATAGTGAGGACAATCCTAACTACAACAATTTCAATCAAAAAGTTTTGACTGGTATGAATTACAATCCTATGCCAAAAATTATTACAGAAATTGCTGTAAAAGATGGACAGATAAATATGGATAGATTGAAACAAATTAAAGAATGGTGGGTGAAAAGAAAGTCTTTTTTAAAAGGTTACACCGACTCTCTACCAACTCAAAATGAATATTTAAAAAATAGGATTTACAATGAAAAACATTTATGAAGTATTTGATGAATTTGAAGCTGCAAAAAATAAAAAAGAAAGAATGGCAGTAATTGAAAAAAACCTGTCTAAAACATTAGTTGATGTTTTGCAGTTTACTTTTCATCCAAATTGTAATTGGAAAATTAAAGAAATGCCAGATAATTATAAAGTTCCTGATACAAAACCAGGAATATCACTTTGTCAATTATCTACCGAAATAAGAAAATTATACTTATTTCAAGAAGGACATCCAGAAGCAGAAAAATTATCACCTAGAAAACAAAACGAGTTATTAATTCAATTATTGGAATCAATTGAACCCCGTGAAGCCGAAGTTGTAATAGGTATCTTTAAAAAAGACCAAGGGGTTAAAGGTTTAGATTATAAATTTGTCAAAGAGGCATTTCCAAATCTATTACCTTAAATGCTCAAAAAAGAAAAAATCATAGTAACCTGTGGTGAGTTTGATCCACTAGACACAAATGAAATTAAGTTTTTACAGAGATGTAAAAAGAAAGGTGACTGGTTGGCTGTTGGTATACATTCTGATTGGTGGATGATGTATGCTCGTGGTGGGTTTATGCAAAATTATGAAACTCGCAGAGAAATTGTTTCCAATTTAAGATGTGTTGATGAAATATTTTTGTTCAATGATTCTGATGGCACAGTCTGCCAACTTCTCAAACTTGTAAAAATTTGTTATCCTGATGCTGACATAACATATGTGTCGGATATGGATATGCACAATATGCCAGAAACTAGAATTAGGGGCATAACATTTGAAACCATGAAATAGGAGATAGAAGTGACAAAATTTGTAGGTAAGTTTCGTAAGAACCAAGACTATAATGAAGATTACGATTACGCAAAAAATTATTTACATAGTAAGAAACGCCGTGGTGAACACGCTGAAGTAAAGAAGTTAAAAAATCATGATTACGAAGATTCGCATGATTTATATGATGAAAAAGATTGGCCAGTTCGTTATTAATTTCACCTTATAAGAAAAATCATAATTTCCACTTTTATTTGATTTTTTTAGTATAAGTAGGTATGTCCGCCTTTGAAATAAAGGTATAGGATTTAATTCTGGTATACCTGTTGTACCAAAACAACAATTTATTGACATATCTCTAAATTTAGTGTATGATTGTAATTTCCTGGTCGGAGATTACATTATGATTATACACGGATACATTCCCAAATCAAAAAAACGCAAAGTTCCAAAATTAGTGAAACAACGTCACGAAGATTGGTTAAAATCAATTTCAGAAATACCACGGATTTGCAAATATACCAATTCCACGACTATTTCTAAATCAGTACCACTTCCTAAAATTCCTGCTGGTCGGGAAACTCCCCTATACTCTTCCATTGATACGGGTTTTATACCTTGTACCAAAAAATCGGAATATTCTTATACTGGTGATAAAATGAAAGGTATCGGCACTATGCATAAGTCAAATGCTGTTCCTATTTTTACGGATAATGAAGCCAAAGAAATTTCAAGTATGAGGAGATGATATGTCAGTACCAAAAGGTTGGACAGATGAAGAATGGGACGATTTTGAGGAATATTTCGATTCTTTATCTTGCCAAGAACAAGAAATTGAGTTACAATCCATGAAAGAATTAGGAAAAGCCAAACAACGAGGCAAAAATGTCGTTGTAATTGACCAATATTATGAAATGTGAGAAATTATGTTGCAACAATGGGAAGAAACACAAATATATAAAGGTATAGATGAGATTATGTTCAATCTGAGGCACATTCCTGCTGAAGATGTAGCACATTTTCTTGTAAAATACAATCCAAAGCTTGCGGATGAGTTGGCAGCTGCGATTGAACAGAGTTTTTTCGATAAGGATTTGCAAAATGTCAAATGATTTGCTATTTTTAGAAGCGGCAAGAGCGGATGATGACGAAATTCCTGCTTGGAAACGCTTAGATATCGTTTGCCGTAAGTGGGCAATACTTACTCAGCACGAAAAAGACCTTTCCGACTACCAAAAACGCAAGGAATTGTATCAATAATCACTAGTGTTGCTAAAAAACAACGCTTCCGAACAAAAATCTTGACGGAATATAGGATTCCTGTATAATTGTTATATTAATCAATCGGAGAATATATGCAATTACTTGAATCCAAATCACTTTTAGCCAAATTGATGGCTACCGAGAACTTAGTGGTAGAACAGCGTAATGTTCCTACTGCTTCTTTTGATGTCAAAAATCGTGTTTTGACAATTCCTGTATTAGATAAGAATATTTCTGGTTATCTTTATGACCTTTTTGTTGGTCACGAAGTTGGCCATGCACTTTACACTCCTGAATCTGGCCTTCTCCGTGCCAGA